TATTACTGTTGATGTTGGCATTGCTAATCCAACGGGTAATACAAAGTCATACCCAAGAACTACAATCGATACTCACACTGCTCAAGCAGGAACAACATATGAACCAGCCACTGGAGTTTTGACTGTAACTACAACATCAGATCATAATATGAAAGATGGTGATTGGGTTAAGATTGCTGATAATGCAATTTCATTCATATGCGAATATGGTGTTGGAGAACATATTTACGATGGTGGAACAGCAACTGATGTTCTTACAATAACACCTGTTGGTGCTCCATTTGACCAAACAAAGAGTGTAACTTGGGCTGATTATGACCATCTAACTGGTGATTTAGTATTAACTATCGGAACACACAATTTTTCAGTTGGTGATGGGGTTAAGATTGCTGATAATGGATTATCCTTTACTTGTTCTGCTGATAGTCACCAAACATCACATACTTATCCTCGTGCTGTTGCTGCTGATGGTCAACCAGATCCAGCATACAATACTTCTTTAAATATTACTGCTGTTGATACTACTGGTGGAAAGATTACAGTTAATGTTGGTGATGTTAGTGATGCTAGTAGAACAAAATCTTATCCAAGATCAACTGATGGTATTAGTGGTAAGTGGATTAAAGTATTTTCTGCTTCTGGATCAACATTTAAGATAGATGTTTTACAGGGGGATGTTTCAACTAATAATTCTACTCATACATTTGCTGGATGTGTTGCTAATGCTATAAGTCAGAAACGTGATAGAGCATATGATGCTCCTATTGAGGTTATTTCTGCTAATCAGGGTGCAGGAACAATAACATTACAAGTTGGTAAGACTGGTAACTTAAATGCACATACATTTGATTCTGGTTCAACAACTGCTGGTGCTGTTATTTCTGGTGGTAATTATAATCATACGTTTGTTAAATCTGATTCTGGTAGTATTACTAGAGGATTTAATCAGAATAATGAATTATTCGGTATAAAGAATTTCCAAATAGCAAGACAAGGACATTCATTTGCTATTGGAGATAGAATGAAAGTTGTTGGTCTTGTTACTTCTGCTCTAGTTCATGAACCAATTCAAGAGTTTGAATTAAATGTTGCTTCAACAAGCAATGACTACTTTGCGGCATGGCAGTTTGGTGAAATAGATTTTATTGATGATATTAGATTCTTACAAGATGGAATTAGAACAAGGTTCCCAATATTCTTGAATGGTCAATTATTGAGTTTTGAAAAGGATGAAACAGATCCATTATCTGCTCAAATAGATCTTAATGCTGTACTATTAATATTTGTTAATGGTGTTATCCAAACTCCTAATTGGGCATATCAATTCTTTGGTGGAACTTCATTTACATTCACAGAACCACCAGATACTAATGATAAGGTAGATATCTTCTTCTTTAAGGGGCAAGATGGTATTGATATTAAAATAGTTGATATTGATGAAACAATTAAAGTTGGTGATCAGTTACAACTTAAAAAGCATAATGCATTAAAAGACACTAGATCACAATTTAAACCTAGAACCGTCAAAGAACTTCTTTCTTCAGACCTTGTTGAGACTGAAGTATATCGTGGACCTGGTATTAATGAAAATGACTTTAAACCAGTAGATTGGTTGAAGCAAAAGCAAGATACCTTTATAAATGGCGAAAAAATTTCTAAAACAAGAGATTCTATAGAACCTCAAATTTATCCTACTGCTAAAATTATTGGAGATGTTACTACTACAACTGTAGGTAAGGATGGGGTAGATTATGGAATATTTGTTGATGATGCTCAGTCATTCCATTATGAAGATTTGGGTAATCCTAATATTGATCCTGGTGATAGGTACAATATTACTGTTGATCAGGTAGATGCGATAATATATTCGCCTGAAAATAATGATCTAGAATCAGCAAATATTACTGCTAATGTTTCAAATGATGGAACTGTAAGTTCTTTGACAATTGTAGATGGTGGTAGTGGATATAATGGATCAGTCACATTATCAATTGGTGCTCCTATTGGTGTTGGTGTTGGAACTCTAAATCGTGAAGAATATGAAGTTGCTGGTACATCAGAATTTGCTAAAGCAACTGCTACAGTAACAAATGGAACTATTACTGATACATTAATAACTGATATTGGAAAGGGATATAGTTCTACTAACCCACCACAAGTTAATGTGTCTTTAGATGCTACTGAATTTGAGAAGGTTACAAAAATTACAAATGTACAGGGTTGGTCAGCCATTATTACAGGAATTGCAGTAACAGATGGAACTAATGGAAATGATGCTCTTAAATTTGAATTCCAAGTTGAAAGTAATCAATTAGCAGCAGATCTTCTTGTTGGATATCCAGTATTAATTCATGATACTCAACTTGGAGATGGAGTTATTTCTATCGATGCTGATGATGCTAGTGTTGTTGGTGTAGGAACAACGTTCTTAGATAATGTATACAAGGTTCATCAAATTACTGGCACTCAAAGGACTGGTGTTATAACATGTAATGTTTCTAGTACATCCGCTATTGCTGGAATAGCACAAACAGGTCAATATGATCAAACTAATCTTGGTATTACTACTTCTTTAGGTAGAATATCATGGGGTAGATTATACAATCCTTTAGATGGAGTTGTTAGGGATGAAAATCCATTAAACCTAGTAGTTTCTGGTAAAACTACTAATGTTGGACTATCTTCATTCCCTACAATTCAACGTAGAACTTACGATCCTGCCTCTCATAAGGGACTAAGAAACACTGGTGCTATTAGGACTATAGGATAATGGTGAACTTATGACTATAAATAAAGAAAAAAAGTACTGTTTATAAGATGCCTGCAATTGTAACTGATCAATTTAGAATTCTTAATGCTAGTAATTTCGTAGAGAACGTCACTAACGGAAGTAATTCATATTACGTTTTTATCGGACTTGCTAATCCTAAGACCCCAACAGAGAACACAAAACTCTTTGGTAGGGATTGGAATTGGAATTCATCTGGACAGACACCAGCACCTATAGATAATTTTACTAATAATTATCATGTAGGGGATACCATTCTCTATGGTAAAAAGATTACTGCTGATAATATTCGTAGAGTTATTAGAAAAGTTACTTGGGAACCAAACACAAGGTACGATTTTTATAGAGATGATGTTAGTTATGAAAATAAATCCAAAAATACTAACGTATCAAATTTATATTCATCAAACTACTACGTCATAAACAGTGAATTTAAAGTTTATGTTTGTATATCAAACGGTGCTACTGGATCTAATCCACAAGGTAATATTTCTGCCGATCAACCAAATTTTACTGACTTAGAACCATCTAAAGCAGGTGGTAGTGGTGATGGATACCTTTGGAAATACTTATTTACAGTTTCTCCTGCAGATATTATAAAGTTTGATTCTACAGAATATATTACAGTTCCAAATAATTGGGCAACAACTGTAGATCCTAGTATAAGATCTGTCAGAGAAAATGCTGATTCTACTGTTAATAGTAATCAATTAAAGCATGTCTATATTGATAATGCTGGTGTTGGTTATGGAAACTTTACTGGAAAAGAATGTGACATCTTAGGTGATGGATCTGGTGCTAAAGCAAGAGTAGATGCTACTAGCGGTAAGATAACAAATGTTGTAGTTAGTGCTGGTGGTAAAGGTTATTCTTATGGAATTGTAGACTTAGGGACTTCTAATACTTCTTCAATACAAACATTAGCAAAATTGGTTCCATTAATTCCTCCATCTAGAGGTCATGGATTTGATATCTATACTGAATTAGGAACTGATAAGGTTCTTATCTATGCTAGATTTGATGATGCTACTAAAGATTTTCCAGTTGATGCTAAATTTGCTCAAGTTGGTATTTTAAAGAATCCAACAAAGTCTGAAAGTACTGAAATTTTCTCAGAAGGTCAGTTTTCTGGATTACCTGCTATTAAAATGGATGATTCAGATTCATTAAGTCTTCCTAGTGGATCTTTGTCTGTTGGGGAAAAAATTACGCAATTGAGAGGAGATGGTAAAACTGCGGAGGCATATGTTGCTTCATACGACATTGATACTCATGTAATTAAATATTTTAGAGATAGATCTTTAAATTATAGTACAGCACAAGATCAAACAGATTATTCTGGTGTTGCCAACAAAGGTACATTTTATGATTTTGAATCTACTAAAGCAAATAATACACCAGCAAATAATATTGTTGGTGAAAATGGATATAGTGGACAAGTTTATAGCTCCTTCACTGGTATTACTACTGCCAGTAAAGATGGAACTAAAGTTATTAACTTAGGAACTACTTTCAATGAAGGGTTATCTAAATCAGAGATAAATAAAGGATCAGGGGATTTAGTGTATGTCGATAATCGACCACTTATTGCTAGAAACCCTAGACAAAAAGAAGACGTTAAAATCATTCTGGAATTCTAAAAAACAATGTCACAAAAGACTAACTTAAATATAAGCCCTTATTATGATGATTTTGATAAGGCAAAAAATTATTATAAGACATTGTTTAAACCTGGATTTCCAGTTCAAGCAAGAGAATTAACAGGACTTCAATCGATTCTACAGAATCAGATAGAATCATTTGGTAATCATATATTCAAAGAAGGATCTATGGTTATTCCTGGATCTATAACCTATGATAGTACATATTTTTCATGTAAAGTAAATGCTGATCATTTAGGCATAGATGTTAGCGTATATCTAGATGCTTTAGTTAAAAATAATAATGGTAAAGGAACTACAGTAAAAGGTCAAAATTCTGAAATTGTAGCAAGGATATCAAATTATATTTTACCTCCAACTGAAGGTGTTGATGATATTGTTATATTTGTTAAGTATTCAGAGTCTGATAGTGATGGTGTTAGTCGGGCATTTCCAGATAATGAGATATTAATATTACAAGAGAATGTTACTTATGGCAATACAACATTAACTGAAGGTTCTACTATTCTTACATTAACATCAGATTTAGCATCTAATACTGGTTCTTCTGTTGGTATTGATAGTGGTGTATATTTTATAAGAGGTACTTTTGTTGATGTTCCACAATCTTTAGTAGTATTAGAACCATTTTCAAGTAAGCCATCATATAGGGTTGGATTTGAGATTAATGAAGAAATTATTAGTGCTACTGATGATAGTTCTCTGAATGATAATGCTAAAGGATTTACAAACTATGCTGCTCCTGGTGCTGATAGATTAAAAATTAGTGTAAAATTAACAAAGAAAGCATTATTAGATTATAGTAATGACACTAATTTTGTAGAATTAGTTAAAATTCGTAAAGGTGAAATTAAAAAGTTACAGGATAAAAGTGTTTATAATGTTATAAAGGATTATTTTGCCGAAAGAACATATGATGAGTCTGGTAACTATTCAGTAGAACCTTTCAATGTAAGTATTCATAATTCATTAAACAATGAAATTGGATCTAATGGAATGTATGTAGAAGGTGAAAAGACCGATTTAGGTGCTACTCCAGATGATGATTTAATGAATATTGTATTGTCTCCAGGTAAAGCATATGTTAGAGGATATGATGTCTCATTACCAGGCACAACAGTTTTAGATGTAGATAAACCAAGAGATACTAAAAATATAAAGGCAGGTGCTGTTGACTTTAGAATGGGAAGTATTCTAAAGGTTAATAACTCACAAGGAAGTCCTTTAGTCAGTATTGGTGGAGATTCTAGTGTAATAGAACTTTATAATCAAAGAAAGGGTTCTACAAATGCATCTAGTGGTAGGAAGATTGGTGAAGCAAGAGTATATAATTATGCGGTTTCTGATGCCCCATATAATGATGATAGAACTGAATGGGATCTTCATATATTTGATGTTCAAACATACACTAAACTTGAAATTTCTAATGGATCAGATTTAGCATATTTACAAAATACTTTAGCACCAAAAGGTTCACGAGTTAAAGGTCTTAGTAGTGGTGCTATAGCATATGTTGCTGATGTTTCAGTTGCTGGTGAAATAAATGTATCTCAAACTACAGGACAATTTGTTGCTGGTGAAAAATTAATATTTAATGAATCTGATAGTACTGTTGGTGTAGATACATCTAATGCTTCAGTAGTAAAAGTTCGTTCATATAATAGTGATGATATTAAATCAGTATTCCAAAGTGCTACTGGTTTACCAATTAATGTTAATTTTAGTGCCGACTCTGTTTTATATGATAGAATTCTACCCAATTTTAGGGTTACTGATGCATTAACAGTTGAAAATGATGGTTCTGGAGTAGCTAAAGCATCATGTATTGGAAGAAGATTTACTGGTGCTGTTGGACTTAAGACAGATGCTATCCTTGAGTATAATTCAGAAAATGGTGAAGAGACTGTTTATAATAGAGTTGATTCAATTAGTGCTGATGGAGCTGAAATAATTTTAAAATCAGTTGAAAGTATTACGGGTGTTAATGGTACTGGAAATCCTGTAACATTTATATCGGGTGATGTTCCTACTGGTATAGTAACATCAACTTTCAGAGTAAAATCACCAAAAATTCTTAATCTAGGTAGATCTGGATTATACAGTCAGTTACCAAAGAAAAATATTTCTACTATTGATCTTTCAGATTCTAATTTAGTAATATCTCGTCAAATTTTATCTCAATCTGTAACTAGTAATTCTCTTGAGATTACTGCTGATCAGGCAATGTCTGGTTCTGGGTCTAATAGTGCTGTAGGAATATCTACTGCTATATTTGAACCATTTGATGCAGAAAGATATTCAGTTGTTTATGATAGTGATGGTTCCATCGAACCTTTAAGTTCAGATCAAGTTCAAATTTTAAATGGTGGATTTAAAGTTAAATTTAGCGGATTAAAAGAAGCAACTGGTAATGCTACAGTAAATGTAACTTTAAAGAAACTTGGATTATCAAGTAAAGGAAAGGATTATATTAGAAGCTCTCAATTAGAAGTAACTAATACTGCTGGTGTAACAACAACAACTAAAGGATTAACATGGAGTCCTGCTTATGGTTTGAGAATTGAAGATAATGAGATATCATTAAATGTTCCTGATGCTGTTAAAATAATCGGTATATATGAATCCACAAATAAAAACAAACCAACATTCGATTCATTAACATTTGTAAGTGGTCTTGCTTTAGATGATAATTTATCAATTGGCGAAAAAGTAAGAGGTGAGGATAGCAGAGCAATTGGACAGGTAGTTAATGTAACTTCAACTTCTGTTGAATATGTTTATTTAAACGATAGTCAGTTCATTAAAGGAGAAAAGGTAGTATTTTTAGAGTCAAATATTCAAGCAAATATCCAATCTAAAGGAGATGGTAACTATACTGATAGGACAAATAATTATACTTTAGATAAAGGGCAGAGAAAGCAATATTATGATTATTCTAGAATAGTAAGAAAGAAGAGTTCTTCTATACCATCTAATAAATTATTGATTATATTTGATTACTATAAAACATCTACAATTTCAACTGGAGATTTCTTTACAGTAAATTCATATAATAAGGATCGTTATACAAGTGATATTCCTACTGTAGGTAGAAATAGAGCAACTGATACTTTAGATTTCAGACCTAAAGTTGTTGCTTTTGATCCAGCAAATTCTACTACTGCTGTTAAATCGCCATTTGTGTTTGCTAATAGAAAATTTGAAACACTAACAAATTATGTTGTAGCACCAAATGAAAGTACTATAGTTGGTTATAGTTATTACTTGCCTAGAATTGATAAGTTAGTAATTAACAAATTTGAACAGGTTAAGTTGATTAAAGGTGTATCAGATGATAGACCAGCACCACCTACTGAAGTTGGTGATACAATGGAGGTTGCTGAAATAGCATTCCCACCTTATTTGTATGATCCTAGAAAAGGACCAAAAATAAGAATGTATGATAATAGAAGATTTACCATGAGGGATATTGGTAAAATTGAAAAGAGAGTTACTAACTTAGAAGTAATGACTTCTCTTACTGCTCTTGAATTAGATACAAAATCACTTCAGGTAACGGATTCTACTGGAGCTAATAGATTTAAAACTGGTTTTGTTGTTAATGATTTTAAAAATAGAGATTTTATCGATTTTAATAGAGATTCTGGTTCTAGATGTGATGTTGATGTTGTAAATAAGGAATTAATTAGTGCTGTTGATTTTTGGTCATTGAGAGCAGAACTTGCTTTAAATCCTGCTATTGATAAAACAACAGCAGATATGTCATCTAATCTTGGATTATTGGATCCAAATTGCCAAAAAACTGGTGATCTAATAACACTTAAGTATGACGAAGTTACGTGGTTAGATCAACCACAAGCATCTAATGTTGTAAATGTTAATCCATTTGATGTTACTGTTTTTGTTGGTGCTATTCAATTAGATCCACCATCGGATAATTGGGTAAGAACAATTTATTTTGATGGTTTTAGAACAGAATCTAGTGGTGCTGAATGGGTAGAACATGCAAATATTATTTCTGATGTTACTTCTGTTGGAACAGAGACAGATGTAACTGAAGTTGAAGTTGAACCTGATGATAGTAGAGACTGGATAGGAAATCATACCGATGTTACTACAACAACTACAACAACTACTACACAAACAGTAGAAACTGAATTTTCTCATACTATTGATCCACTTAGAGAATTTGATTATGTTGAAAGTGTTAAGGTTACTGGAACAGCAGACAAATTTATGCGTTCTAGGAACGTAGGATTTAGTGCTAATGGATTAAAGGCATTTACTAGACATATTCACAAACTTAATACAGGTACTCCTGATTTATTCCCCAAATTAACTCAAATTCAAATGGGTAGTGGGTCTCAAGGATTTACTGTTGGTGAGAATGTAATTGTTTATAATGGAACAAAAATCATAGGTGTAGTTAAGGCAGCAGCACCTAATCATAAGTTTGGTAAAAATACGCCAGATGTTATTGCTATGATATCATATCCAGCAATAACAATTGAATCTTATCAGTCTGATCCATTTGATAAATCAAGACCAGCACCATCAGAAACATATTCTCCAACTTCTACTATATTCAATTGTGATATTGAAACTTTGGCAAATGATGAAAATTATTATGGATATGTTGTTGTCGGAGCAAATCTTATTGGTGAAACAAGTGGTGCTGAAGCAACAGTTACTAGTATAGATCTATACGCTGATAAGTATGGTGATTTATTGGGATCGTTCTTCTTTAGAAATGCTCAACAATCTCCAATGCCAGCTAATTTATTCATTGCTGGAACTAAAACCTTTAGATTAACGGCAAATACTACTGGTGAATATGTTCCACCAGGAAGTACAAAATTTGCTAGTGATGCTTCTGGTACTTATACAGCAACAGGAACAGTTATAGTACAAAAGACAAGTACTGTTGGAGTTAGAAATCCACCTAAGCCTCCTCATAAACCAAATGATATTTCAAGTACTGTTACTACTAATGTAGAATCTTCAACAGAAAGAGTAGAAGCACCTTATAGGGATCCTCTAGCACAGTCATTTACTGTTGATGAAACTGGAGCATTCTTAAGTTCTTTTGATGTTTATTTTGGTAGCAAATCAACAGATAAGAAACTTTTTATAGAATTAAGGACTATGGAGTTGGGAACACCAACAAATATCCTTGTCCAAGATTTTGCACAGATATCATTAAACCCAGAAAATATTAATGTATCTCTTGATGCTTCGGTTCCTACTAGAATTTCATTCCCATCACCAATTTATTTGGAAGCAGGTAAAGAATATGCTTTAGTATTCTTATCACCTGGATCTGTTGATTATGAGATGTGGGCAGCTACTATGGGTCAACCCAATATAACACCTCCTACTTCTCTACCAGCAACTAGTGATGATTCTCAAGTAGGACAATGTACTCAAGCATATCTTAGTGGTAGTTTATTTAAATCCCAAAACGGATCAATTTGGACACCTAGCCAAGAATCAGATCTTAAATTTACATTATATAAAGCAGAATTTGTCCCAACTGGAACAGTTACTCTTTATAACAGTTCTATTGAAGCAGGTAATCAAAATACTCAAAAATTACCAACTAACCCAATTAGAACTTTACCAAGAAAATTAATTGTTCCTATTACAGGAATAACAGCAGCAACTGAAGTTGATTTACCAGTAGGTAGAAAAATTAGTACAGGAGCTGCTAATGATGATGAAGATTCTTGTATTACTGGTATTATAGAAGCCAGAGGTGGAGTAGTTACTGAGTTAGAAATGGTTTCTCAGGGATTTGGTTATGCTGATACAGGTGGTACTCAAGTTGAATTTGAGTCTGTTACTGGAAGTGGTGTCAATTGTAAAGCAACTATAGACATTAGCACTAATGCTGATGGATCAAAAGTTTATGGTATAAGTTCTCTTACAAATACTGGAACTGCCATGAGTGGATATATTGTTGGAGAAGTCTTAAGACCAAAATCAACATCATTTACGGCTGGAACTGGATTAACAGTTTCTGTTAAATCTATAGATCAAGCAATTGATACTTTATACTTAACAGATGTTCAAGGTGAAGAATTTGTAGCGAATGAAGATTTAGTTCATTATGGTGTTGCTAATGATACAAGAACTGTTTTAGCAACAGGAGTCGCTAAAACTAATGGCACATCTACCGTAAATGGTGACAAATATAATGGTAATGTGATGGAAGTGATTCAATATAATCATGGTCATCATGGATCTAATAATAAGGTAAAAATTAAAGGTGTATCTCCAGATACAACATCGACTTCCCTTGAAGTTGATATTTCCGCAACAGATACTCAAATTAAGGTTGCTGTTGGAGGAACTTCTTTAGCATTTACTAAATTTGCTGGAATAAGTTCTGATAGAGGATATGCTCTACTTGATAATGAAGTGGTAGAATATATTGTTAATTCAAATGACTTTATGAGTTTAGAGACCAGAGGTGTTGGTGGATCTGTTGCTGTTGGTCATTCTATTGGTGCTAAAATTCAACCATACGAGATAAATGGTATGCCATTAACTTTGGTAAATACTGTTCATGATATAACTACAAACATTAATCTTAAAAATACTTCTAATATTGATAATTATTTCTTAGAATTAGATAGAGGTCTTGGAATAAGAGCAACTGGTAGAACTCAATATAGTTTTACTAGCGAAAAAGCTGTTGGTAGTAGTATGGGAAGAGGACCAATAGTCGGAATATCACAAAATCATCAGTTCAGTAATGCTTCTGCTAAATTTAATGTAATTACTCCTGGTAAAGGAACTCGTGCTAGTGCTCAATTTAGAACTGTTAGTGGTACAAGTGCTAATGGTAATGAAGTATCATTCTTAGATCAGGGATTTGAACCTACAATACTAAATGAAACTACATTCTTCCCAACACCAAGAATGGTTTGTTCTAAAGTTAATGAAGTTGAAAGATTAACTACTTTACCTGATAATAAATCACTAACACTTAAAGTTGATATGACAAGTAGTGATCCTAACTTATCACCTGTTATTGATGTTAAGAATGCTACATTTATCTTAGGTAGAAATAAGATCAATAATCCTATTGGTGCTGATAATTATGCTAGTGATATTACAACAAAACAGATAAATGATGATCTTCATGGTTCTATATTTGTTTCTAAGAGAGTTACTTTAGCACAACCTGCAACTTCACTTAAAGTTCTTGTTGCTGCTAATCGTCAAACAGAAGCAGATTTCCGTGTTTATTATAGGTTATATACTGCGGATTCCAGTGAAGTTTCTCAAACTTATAGACCATTCCCTGGTTATAAGAATCTTATTGACATCGATGGTGATGGTTTTGGGGATCAAGTGATTGATATTGGAATGAATGATGGTAGACCAGATGCTTTTGTAAAAGCAAGTGGACAAGATAATTTCTCAGAATATCAGTTTAGTGTTGATGATTTAGAGCAATTTAGTGGATTTAGCATTAAGATTGTAATGTCATCTACTAATGAATGTGTTCCTGTTAGACTTAAAGACTTTAGAGCAATTGCCTTAGCATAATGAAAACTTTTAAACAATTTTTAGAAGAAGCATCTAATGTTATTCAGGGCATTAGAAAAAGTGGATGGTATTTGGAGAAAGGTGGATATAAAGATAAAGATAATCCATCTCCATCTAATATGATGAATTACGGATGGCAAATTAAGAAAGCAAAGGGAGATGTCAAGAAGAAAGACTATGATAAACTCCAACAAAAATATAAGGATGAATATTTCAATTCTCCGCAAATAAATCCACAAACATTAGATCCATTTAAAAAGATAAGAGCATGATAAGAGTTGAAGGTCATAAGAACTTATTTCGTGATGAAAATTCAGGAGCCATAATTGATACGGACAATAGGGCATATGCCAGTTATATGGCATCTAAGAATAGAAAATTGGATCAAAAAGCAGAATTGGATGAGATGAAAAAAGATATTGATGAAATTAAAACTCTATTAAAACAATTAGCTAATCAGATAACATCTTAAAGTATAAATAATAGATAGATTCTGAATTGCATACATAAATGGCACCAGACATAAAAGTAAGGGTTGGGCAGAAGAACGCAGTGAAGGTTATATCTTCATTGGCAGGTGCTCAAGGCTTATCTCTTGCTGAATTAAGCGATGTCAATGCCTCGAACCTGTTGAATGGAATGGTATTAGTCTATAATGGAGCAACCAAGAAATGGGATGCTACTTTAAGCTTGACACCTGGAACGGAACAAAATTTAGACATTAACGGGGGAAACTTTTAAATGGCAAGTATTATCAGGATCAAACGATCCTCTGGGACAGAAAAACCCGCTAGTCTTGCTTGGGGAGAATTAGGTTATGTAACTGGTATAGGAAGTTACGGTGGTTTAAACCAATATAAAGATAGAGTATTTGTTGGAGACGATGGAACTAACTCCATACCAGTAGGTGGTCATTATTACACCTCTATGATGGAACATTCTCCAGGTGCTGTTGCTGGAGTTCAAAATACAAGAAATACTGATGGCGGTATAGTTGCCGTCATGGACAACACTAGAAGGGTTGACCAATGGAACGTAGATAATCTTAGATTAGATTTAAATACATTATCATCAACGGATACTGATGGTGATGTTATATTCAGTACCAATGGTAGTGGACATGTTAATGTTGTAGATGATACTTTCCTATCATTTGGTTCTGATCATGATGCAATGATCGAATATGATGAGGATGGTGATAATGAAGTAAAGGTTACTGGTGCTAATTGGCAATTTGATGCTTATACTAGATTTGGTTGTGTTGGAATAAGTTCTAATGTAATTGAAACGAAATCAGGTTGTGGTGATCTCTTATTCATTGACCCATATCCAGATGGTTTAAGTAATGAAGGTACTGTTGTTATTAAAGGTAGTTTACAGGTAGATGGAACAACAACATCTGTTAACTCTACAATTTCAACTCTTAATGATCCAATACTACACCTTGGTGATTTAACTAGTGAAAAAACAGTAATGGCAGAAGTTGTCGTTGGTGTTAGCACTATTACATTAGATTCTGTTATTGGTATTAATACTGGTGACGTTGTTTCAGGTCCTGCAGGACTTCCTGTTGGTGCTGGTGCTGAGATTACTGATTATAATGAAACTACCAAGATAATTACTATTCAAGGAACTACTACTGCTGGTATATCTACTACAACTCAGATAACAGTTAGTCACGCATACGATACTCAAACTGATCGTGGTATTTCTTTCGGTTATAATACAAGTTCTGGAACTTCAAATAATAAAACTGGATTCTTTGGATATATCGATCAAACGAGTCCAAATAGTTCTGCTCCAATAAGATCTTGGACATATATTCCCGATTCTAACCTTGCTAATAGCATAGCAACAGGAACAAGAGGAAACCTTGATATTAAAGGTATTTACTATCAGACAGGTGATTACAATACTCATGGTGTTGTTTATTTTGATGAGAATGGATTACAGACCTCCACCAATGCGGCTGCTGCTCCAGCATTAACATCAAAACAATTATTAACTGCCATTACTAAGAATAATCTTAATATTTCAAGTAGTGTTACTCTTGATACGGGTGATATCATTAGACAAGATAATAGTAATGCCTATGGTGTTGTTGAAGCAGGTGGAAATTTAAATGTTATATCTGTAGTTGGTGTTGAAGGTGTGTTTGATACAACAAACAATCTTAGAAAAGAAGGTAATAATGGAACAATTGAAAACTTATCAGTAACACCTACT